TGTCACAAACAGCACGGCATCTCTACCAAGCCAATTGAGCAGAGGTGTCGTGTTAAAAAACCGCTTTACACAGCTCATTTTATCGTGTATAATAAATACGAGTAGCACTAAAAGGAATATATGGAACACAATATCAACAGCACACTGTCGAGACTAAAAAAAATACGCATACGCATCACAGGCATCAATCGTCACACAGAAAGCATCCACACAGCAATGGATCAATTACGATCGCAATTAATCACCCAGCAACAGCGACAAGCAAATCAATATTGGAACAGACTACGAGACAACAGGCAAAATCAGGATCAACGATTCAGAGACAAAGACATAGAAGAACAAGTCACCAGAGAGTTGGAATCAATGAATTCATTGGACAGCAAAATGGATTATGATCATATAAAAAGCATAGCGGATTCAGGATATTGTTTACCAACCAAACGAGCATTTAGACGATGGTACAAACAGTATGACCCAGAAGCATACAAACAGGACTACATTGACTCTTACCTAAGCGGCAGAAAAGACAGGTATTACCACGCTCGCAAACGGGCCACCACCGCAATAAACAATTGGCAACCCACGGAAGATGTCATCGCAAAAGCCAAGCGAGTAATGGGTGACAATTACCAAGCACCAGCGGTAAACTTATTTGACTATGGGGATTGACATCACACACATATGACTGTAAAATAACACTAACACGAAAGGCACACTATGAAAAAAATAGACTACAATCAATACAGCACTGAGGATTTGTACAGTTTACTAAAATTGAATTATATGAGAGAATTCCATAACGGTACAACTGTTCTAGATTACAATGATTGGATAGATGAACTAAACGCTAGAATCAGCGTACCAACCATAGAGGAGTATTTGTATGAAGGCTAAACAGCAAAACACAGCCACACTACACCTAGATGGGGACAAATTTATGTCGCAAATGGTTTTTAACAGCGACACAGCACCAACCATAGAAGAATGGATGGATCCAGACAGCGACTATTGGCAACAACAAAAGGAGCACAAAGATGATTAAATTTACCATAACAAGAACAGCAAAACAGAGCTATAACAAGAGAGTCACAGATCATTATGAGGACACACAGACCATAACCCTAACGGAATTGGCAGAGTGTGAACGGATGAAACCAGAGGAATGGTTGGCTATGAGCCAGGCAGAGCAAGAAGAATCAATTGAAGAATATGCTACGGCTGATTGGCCGTTGGAAAAGTGTGTAAAAACAGAAGACGAGGGGTGGGCAGAGGATCACGATGAATGGTACGAAGACTCGTTTAGTATAGAAAAGCAAGGAGCACAAGGATGAGTCAATATAAAAAATTCATCGCGAAATACAGACGCAATTTACCGCTGTTTGATCAATTGAGGATGAGCGACAAAGAAAAACGATTGAGAGAATGGGCACAATGGACAGTTTACAAATTTGATAAAGATAAAAAGGAGCAACAATGATGACAGAAGTAGATGATGTGTTATTCATAGAAGTTGAATATGGAAATGGTAAAATAAAAACACATCGTTTTGATGTAAGAATAGGGGAAAATATTGAGGTTTATGATTGGGAACGGTACAAAGACTTTGATGAATGGTATTACCAATATAAAGAAAGAAATCATCCATCAACACAGGGAGCGTGGGTTAAAAACAAACACGGTGAATATAGAAACTTAAAAAAAATACAAAAATGGTTTGAGAATGTAAACGGCCCTTACCCTAGAATGGAGTCTTTCTGGTTTGAGGCAAAATGGGCTAAAAAATATTTTGAATTACGAGATGATGATTTAGTAAAGTTTGTAAATCGAGAAGTAATTAACTGTGAACAGGAGCAACAATGATTAAATTTATAGTGTTTATCAGCACATTGACAGCAGTATATGGGGTGTTATGGTATTTCAGCACCAGTTTAGGCTTATAAAATTTTACCAGCGTTAGAACGCTTTATTTTTAGTTTTTTTTATTTTTTACCACAAAGGTCAGACAAAGGTCAGACAAAGGTCAGACAAAGGTCAATCAATCAACAGCAGTATGATAATGAACAGTTCCAGCACTATGGCTGTGTGGTACATGGTCCACAGTATGGGATAGGATTGTTTTTTCTTCATGAGAACCAAACTATCAGCACGTATCTTGTGCCTGATGTGACTGGTGTTACCTCGTGCGGATAACAAAAGTTGCTGGGAAATACCACAGCATCACCAGTGTGTAGATCAGGCACTTGATATTGACCTTGCCAGAATCGTAGTGCTCCACCCTCGTAATCTTGATTCAGTATCATGCTACAACTCAATGTTCTATTGGCTCCACCATAATGATCTATGTGTTCTTCAAATTTATTGCCTGCTCCATATCTGATCAACTGTACACCTGTGTGTTCTGTGGCCTTGTGATAGTAAGGATACTGTTGTATGATGTGTTTGAGTGCTGTTTGTATGTTGTGCCAGCATGGACCATGCTGTTGGTCCAACATGGTGAATTCACAAATGCGTGTGTTGGTTACTGCATTCTGTGTGTTTGTGAGGGCACTCTCGGCTGTGGCCCAGCCCGACCATGCGTCTGTGCTGTCGGGCAGTGTACGGCTCCATTCAATGATTTCATCGCAGGTGCTTTGGCTCAATAGGCCCCTAAACTCCGCGATGTATTGCCGTAGGTCCAGTTGATTGGCTAGTTGCATTAACCACCCAGTCTAGTAAGTTGTTCATACAAATTGTACAACTTCTGTCTGTGTGTCTCTCCAACAGGATCTCCCGGAGGCAGTTTGAATTTGTCATCCTGTCTCATGGATCTGATGTCTTCTCTGATCGTGTTGGCATCTTTGGGTGCTGATGCTTGTGTGTTTGTTATTGGGTTGGGCATTCTGTTGTTGCTCATTAATTGTTCCAAAAACTGTATGCCTTCTGCTGTGTCCACCAATGGTTGATCCAACATACGCTGTGGCAGTGTTCCTGCATATTTCTTGACTGCTTCCAGTCTGTCTGCGTAGTCGTTGCCCCACTGTTGTTGCAGTGCTGATTGTTCTTGATCTAGATCAACTCTGGGTGTGCTTGCCATTTGTTGTTGCAGTTTGCCCATTTGATCTGAGTAGAGTGCCATGGCTGTTTTGACTTGATCCTGTGTGAATCCTGATTTTTTGAACACGTCAGTTACTTCTTTGCTCAAATCATCTGGCATTTCATCCAGTCCTAAATCTTTGGTCATACTGAAATCGTAAGCATCAGGCACTTTGTTGGTGCTGACTTTCTTTTCTAGTTCAGTGTATGACTTGGCTAGGTCCTCTGGTGTTTTGAACTTTTCAGGCAACCACTCGGGTCTTTCTGGTTGTGTAGCGGCCTCTTGTTCTGGTGTTGGCACTGTTTCTACTGGTGCTTCTGGTTGTGTGTCTATCAAGTGTTCCGTTGTTGCGGGTGCTTGTGTGTTGTCTTCTGGCATTAGATTATATGCTCCTTCTTGTTGTTATGAACACTACGTTCACGACACATATTATCTATCCTTCTCAACAGTTGTTGCTGAGCCACTTGGTATACTGCCGCATATGGATTAGGTGAATCGCTGGTTACTCTTGTTTGATGTATCACGCGATTTAAATCTTCGTATACTGCTTTGCCGGCAGGTGATTCAAAGATCTGTCTATAGAATTGTTGTAATTGCGTTTGTGAGTTCTTCATGTTCAGTTTTTTTAGTTACAGTTGTTGTTCGTTTACAACTCTATTTATAAGGACTAAACTGAAGGTGGTTGATTTTGGTCTTGTAATTGCTGTGCCAATGCCTGCAACTGTTGTGCCTGCTCTTGTTGTGATTGTTGATCCAATGTTTCTTGTACTTCTGCTTCTGTTTTCAATACTTCTGGTGACATATCACCATCTCTTAATATTTTACGTGCAAGTTTTTGTAGATCTAAATTAACCAATGCGTTTGGACCCAACTGTGTGATTGTTTGTACCAACTGTAAGTCTCTTGTGATCTCTGTAAGTGCAATACCTCTTTTGACTGCTGAGTTTACAACCAATTCGCTGATGTCACCGAATCTTGCAAAGTCTTCTACCTCACCTCTCATCTGTAATCTTTTAATTAAATTACCAACCAATGGTCTTAAAAATTCTTGTTCTAGTCTTAATCCACTAGGACCTATTCTACGATAGAATTCAGACTGCCTAATCTGTACTTCTGTGGCAGTTTGATATTTTGATTCATCTGGTGGTAATATTGCATCATTGAACAACATACGTCTTATCATTGCTCTGTGATCATTGATTGTTGCTTCCGTGATGTTGAGTTGTCCAGGAAATGGTATTGCTTGTAAAGGGGAATCTACAGTGATTACATCTCCTGGTCTCAATTTCATGTTAGCGAAATTGACTGCTGTGTCTGAATTAACCTGCCAACTACCTAATGCTAGGTAAGAAGCGGCTTCCATAAACAACATCTGTGCTTCATTGACTACTCTGATATGCGGCAATGCTTCTCTTACAGGACTTGTGCCCCACATGTCACCAACAGTTTTTCCAAATCTGAAAGTGGTAAACATTTGCACTGGCATACTTGTTTGTTTTAGTATGGTCATTTCTTTGCCAACTTGCACTGTGTATGTAAATTCTGATGCGTTTGGTAATCTCAAACAACTTTCTAATACTTTGTGTGTTTTGTATGGATCTGCTCCACATAATTTTTTCATTTCTTCAGGCAACATATCTATGAAGTTTTCTAAAAGATAATGTCCTGGTAATTCGTGTTCTCTGAATACTGTTTCTATTTCTCCTTGATGGTTATCTAAGAAATATAATTGGTGACTTGGTACTGCTACAAAATCAATGTTCTTGTCTTCGTACATACCTATACAACCACAGCCACTTATGACTGCATCTGTTAATGCTTCCGATGCCGCTATGTAAAAGTTGCTGTCTCTGATTGTTTTGAATACTCTTCTGTTAGCAACGTCTAATGCTTTCTTGACATCAGTCGCTACTCTCTCCTTTAGATCTTCTCGCACGGAAAGAGTGGCCCATTGTTGGTTTTGCGGAATCAACAAATTAAGGATCGTGGATACTAGGGTCTGAACACCGTCTGGTGCAGTTGAATCAAATATCTTTGTTCTGTCTGTTGCATTTGCATCTTTTCTGTAGATGTCTCTGTTGGGTCTTGTGTAAAGGTACGCTTCAGATATCTCTGATTCGTGTTTGTCTCTTTCTTGTTTGGCAAGTTTATATGCCCTTGCGATGTAATCTTTCATTCAATTATAGATTTGATAGAGTTTTGAAATCTGAACCTAAGCCACCTTCTTCTGATATGCCTAAAAGTCCACCTGATCTCTGTGTGATTAAACTACTTCTACCTCTTCTACCCCTTCTTGATCTTTGTTGTGCTACTGCGGCTTTTTTTCTTTCCGCGTCTAATTGTTCAGCCGCTCTAGAATCTGCATCAGCCTGCAATTCTCTTTGAATTTTTAATTGCTGTTGTGCTTGTTCTTCTGCACTAGGCATCTTTGGTGCTTTAGGTATACACATTAGTAACCACCTCCTAATAATCTAATAACATTCTGTGCTGTTCTGATTGTTGGTTGTAATAAACTTCTTCTCTGTGGTGCCGCTCCTAGTTCTTCTTCACTAACACCTAATGCACTTGGTCTCTGTGTGATAAGAACACCTCTGCCTCTTGCGGCCGCTGTTCTTGTCTGTCCTACACCTCTTGCTCTGCTTGATGTCGGAGTCGGTGCTGGTGCTGGTGCTGGAGCCGGTGGTGGTGGTGGTGGTGGTGGTGGAGGGGGTGGTGGAGATGAACACATCATCTGTGCCACTGGTCCTTTGTATTCGGATGATAATTCTTCTATGATGTTGAAGTCTTTGTCCCAAACTAGTTTTGAATATACCTTCATAATTCTTTTTTTCCTTTTCGCGTGTGTGTTTATAATATCCCTTTCGCGTGTGTGTTATATTATAAATAATCTTGTCAGTCCAATTATTTATCGGATCAATTGATTTTGAAACTGGATCCAGAGCGTTGCAAAGGGTTGAATACCTTAGCAACTTTGGACACATCCACGGCTAAATTAGGCAAGTGACTTATTGCACCACTGGTTGCGTCAATACAGTCATCATGCACCCTTGGTTGAGGGAACGCTTGTAACTCATCCATGAACGGTGTTTCTTTTACTCTCTCATGAACAAACATACGTCCTACTTTGATCAAAGGTTCTAATGTTTGTGCAATGAATACCATTTTGTTTTTGGATCTAAATTCTGCAATCACTTGTACCATCACTTTCATTTCTCTTGCAACTTTACGTAATTCATTTGCCAACGTTGCAGAAAAGTTTTCCTCAACGTATACGTGACTTATTTTGTGGTAAGCACAAGCATGAATAATTTCTCTACACTGTTCTGTAAAATCTTTTGTTTCTTTGTCTACTGCACTCAATACTTTTATGTCATGCACAAAAGTATTACCCTCACTGTCTCTGGCACATATGGATAGAACAGAATTATCTCTACCACTCAATCCTTGTGCTGGATCCCAGTATGAACATATACGTTCAATGTTGTGTCTGCCCAATGTACACGTGGTTATTGCATTACCAAAAGGTTGTGCTATGCTGTTCCATTTCAATTCATCATCGTAGTATTTGATGTTTTCTAATTGTACTAATGGTTGATAAGTTGATTCAGGAATCAACATATACTGTGAATTGAAATCACCTGTGGTTGTTTCTCTGCGTTGTTGATCCAACCATTCATATGTAAACATTTTTTCTGGATGGTTGTCCCATGCTAGGTAATCTTCCTCGGCAACTGTGCTGTCTTCTTGTATCACATCACGTTTCCTTACCACTGGTATACGTTTGAATTCATAACCAACACTTTCTAAATGATCGTATATGGTTTGTTCATGGTGAGGTGTTCCCACCATGAGAATTTGATTTGAAAGTTTTCCAAATTCACTTACACGCTCCTTGATCCTGTCCCTTTGATCAGCAGTTATAACGTTGTCAGATGTTTCTATGTCATCTGCAATTACCATACTAGCGTGAAATCCTGTGAATGATGCACCCAGTGAACTTACTGTAACACTTGGGTTCAACTGCATTATGGGTCGCTCCACTGTGAACGTTTCTGCTTTCCATTGATACAGATCACTTTTCATGTCCTGCAACATGGGGTGTGACTCAATCATGTTACGTATGAACAAACTGTTCCTTAATGCTAGATTACGTTTGGCTGATATTAATAGACAACTCCAGTTAGGATCGTGAAACAATTTCCAGCAAACATACGCACCTATCAAAAACGATTTGCCACCATGCCTAAACATTTGTAATCCACGTCTAGGGTGGTCGTCAGTGTTTTCTAACCAATCACATATTTCTTGGTGTACGGGTGGTGTGGTCTGATTACTGATTATGTTCAGCGTGTCTAAAAATACTTTGAATGGTATTTTGGACATTACTCATTTGCTTTTTTGTCAAGCCTTTTTTGTGCCATTGAAAGCAATTTTGCCGCTTCACTTTTCTCTTCTTGGTTATTCATACCAGTTGGATGCACTGCACCTGATGATGCTTGTGCTAGATATTTCAACAACATAAGTTTTGCACGTTTACCATTGTCTAAGAATGTAGTTTTTTTGATATAATCCTTTTCGCTTTTGTCAGGATAAGGTGTATCAAAAAGACTGTGTGCTTCTTCGACTTCTTTTTTCCAGTAACCGTCTGCAAATCCTTTGAGTATGTTTAACCATTCTTGTTCTACTCTATTTTTGCTCATTGTTTACTTCTTCTTTGGCTGGTTGTTTTGGTAGTAATCCTACAACTTTTGTGTATAAATCACCTATTATTGCTAGGTCGGGTGCTTTGAATACACCTTTCTGAGATGATGCATCTATAATTTGTGCCATAAGCACAAGATCTTTGTCTTCTAATTGTTTCATTGTATATTTTCCTTTTTTGTTCTGTTAGTTTAATTTACACCCCAGACTACTATGACGAAATCTGGGGTGCTTGATATGCCTAATGCTTATTTCTAAAGCCTTAAGTTCAAATTATTTATAAGGAATATTATGAGGAGGTATAAAAAGGCCAACAGCCTCGACTAAAAAACTGTTGACCTTGCATATGAGAACACATTCATAAAATGTCATAAATGAATGATACACATATTTATTTGTTGTTGAGTATGCTGATAAAAATTTTATTAAGAAACACTTTAGACAACAGTGTTGCGTGTCTTTCTAGTGTTCTATCTA